TTTTGCATAAAAAGAGGGCCCCACGTACAACAATAAAAACCACAAGTCCACCCACATATTGCTGTAACAGCCATGAGGGCCCTAAACGATCGCTTAGCTTAACTTAGCTTAGCTATTAACCGAAGTCATCGCCCGCTGCTGCAAATACATCAGCTACGTTATTACGCTTCTCACCCTCGTACGGACGAATGGTGACTTTCAGCTTGACACGACGGTTCAGCAACGAATCAATAACTTCACTGTTTTGTGGGTCGAAAGGCCCTTCCAACAGTTCAGGTGCAATTCGCGACAAATGCCGCTTGGTGATCGGCAAGCCTTTGCCTGCAAATACCATATGACTGAATAACGTCCGTCCCTCATACTCACCACTATCGATCTCATACTTCAGAGACCACATTGGATTACCGCTAGCTTGACTGTAGGTAAATTCGACTTCGTTGATGTTAGCATTGTAGTATCCTTTCGGGATCGCTTCAAATGTAGAATCCTCAACACCGTTAAGGTCAACTACAAACGACTCGCCCGTCGAAAAGTCCACACCAGTCTCATCAGCATCCAATGCTACAGTACTGCCTTTCTTAGCCATTTCTCTATTCCTCGTTGGTTTAATTGGGAGCTATCACTATTTTAGTGTAGCACCATCCGCACTGAGAAGATTCACTTCTTTAAGAATCGACCCAATGGTAGGATTCGCAAAATAGTCACCTTTAAACGCCGTATAACGATGTTTTGCATCGAAACGAGGTGTACTGGTGACATACAATCTACGCTCTTCCTTTCCAGCATCATCCTTGATCTTAACATAATAACCCACCATATCCATAAAGCCCTGGATTTTATTGGATAGTTTACCAGTTAAGTCTGGAGAATATTTCATACGTTTCAGTTCATCCTGAACGTAGGAAGCAGCACAGATAAAGACAACATGCATTGGAAGGTCACGAAATGCTCGTACCAAACGCAACATCATGTTATGGTTCTTTTTATATTCAGTCCATTCTGCTGATTGTCCCTCTTCGTCTAATCGCATTGACGAAGTAATTCCAAGCAGCTGGTTAAAACAATATTGTTCTACTTCCGTAATGGAATCAATAATTACTGTCCGATATTGTTTGATATCCTCATCAGCAATTTCTTCTGCGGGTACGCCACTGACTTGCGCCTGTAGATTACGCAGTCCCTCTATATCATTAGCATCCCTAAATTGACAGTGTCTCTTAAGGTATTCATTTGCTCGACCTAGAGCATGAAAGTCCTGCACTTCGATATTATCAAGGGATACATTGTAATCATCCTGGAAGTCACTTAACGTAAGATCACCCGCTTCTGCGTTCATAATCAGAACATCACGCATTATAGGTACAAGTGCAGATGTAGCACTTAATAGTGTCTTACCTACACCGTAGGGCCCGTAGACCAACAATTTAAGATACCTGGTTTTACGTGATACAGGTTCAATTTTAAATGCTGCAGCACGAACAGCTGGTTTTGAGCCAACTACTTGTCCTGGTCTAACTCCAGAAGTCGTTACAGTCGGTCTGGGAACAACAGGCATTGGTGCTGGTGCTGGTGCTGGTGCTTTTTTTGGTACTTCTGCCATTTTATATCTCTATGTAGGTAAATAGTCTCGCCAATCATCGGAATCTGCTGTACGTTGTGCTGTCAATTCTTCAAGTACATCTTGCCAATAATCATCACGATCCATCATCAAGCATACGTCTTGTAATTGACAATCCCACGAGCAGTCACGAGTTGGATTTGGATACATTGCTATATCCGGGTTAATCATATCCATGACTTCCATCAGGATTTTCGTACCTTCAGACTCCTGCTGATTTTGCGTTCTCCTTGTTCTATCACGGCGGATAAAATCATCACGATCATGGCCTTCTTGTGCAGCCATTTCATCTAGTAATGTAATGTTTGCTGGTGGTGCCTTGTTTACATTACCATACATTTTAATAAGTGCATCACGGTATAGACTGTGTGTAGTCTTTTGATTTTGTGCTGCAGATATTGTGCCATTCTTTAAGATGCGTGGTTGGTTAGGAAGATCTTTACGGAATTGTTGTAAGATCGCTCCCTCTATAGGTTGCTGATAAACAGCATTACCTAACCAAATGTAAGCACCCATCTGTGGGTCGAAGTCTAAGTGAGGCATATCGCTTATGCTCTTATAGAACTTCCAATCCTGAACCCAAATTTGTCCATCAATTACTGCTACCCTATCCAAAGTACCTTGATAGAATGCTTTGCTATAGCCGCAATAGTTTAGATATTCCTTAGGAATATTTAATTCGACGGTACAACGAACTTCAACCTGCGGTTCTCCGTCAATCCATAACGTATCATAACAGCCACGGTTTTGAACCCACTGAAGATAATGTGTCAGGATACCTTCACCAATAGCTACTTGTTCTTCATAGCCATCAGGCATCTTAAGTTTGTTAGCTCGGGAAAACTGTTTCTGTGCTTCTACGTATGCACCCAATGCGTCAATTGGTGATCCATAAAAGTTATAACCGTGGTAATCTTCGAGTGCGAAGTGACAAGCACTCCCAATCCAGAAGTATATGGGTCTATCTCGAAGGTCAAGGTTTTGTTTAAGCCCTGATTGGAAACCCCACTTACGTCTACACCGCTTAAATGCTGATCGATCTGACGTACGTATATACGCTATTGGTAGATCACCAGCTATTAGTTCGGAAGGCTCTTCTACCAGCTCAACAGTATAAAAATGTGGTTTGGGTGGTATCATCTTTAATTATCAGCTTAAATATATAATATCTAATCATTATATATTACCTTTAATTGAAAATCAAGTGTCATTTAAAATTTGACCAATTAACCACGGTCCAATTTTTAAACCAGGCGTGGGGTCTAGCGACTCAACCCCTTGTAGACTTATCATGCTGAAGTATACGTTGGATGATTTGACGTTCAGCACTAATCCCAGCTGCATATTCCTCGTCTATGGTATTAATGTACTTGACATAGTTCCACGTTACGAACTTAGACAAACTAGAAGCTCTCCTTGTCCTCCCTTCTGCCTGATTGTTCTGCTTGACTCTAAAGCCATAACCTAAAAAGAATGACGTATTACAAGTATTAAGGTCAAACGATTCCGCAAAGTCAATTGTACATATCAACACAGTAGGTTGTATAAAGGAACTAGCATCAAAGTTGTTAATTACCGTTTTGGTATCTTGAGGTGTCATACCACCTTTAAGTACGTATACTTTATATTCCAGTTCATTTAATGCATTTGCTACATATGTACATGCGTCACGAAATGGTACAAAGATTGCTGCCGTAGGGTTGTCCATAGAACTAAGCATATCAACAATAGCTTCAAACCCAACACCCATACCTAGAGAAGGGTCAATAAGTTTAGGACAACATAATAACATCCTTAACCTAATAAGCAGCTCTGCTCCATAACGTGAAGTAACTATACTAGCTATATCACCTTCGGAATTATGTACAAAATATATGAGGTCTGTGCAGAGCTTATCGTATACTTCTTGTTGTACTTCATTCATTGAAACAGGTATTGTATTTCTCTTACCTTCCGGTAATTGTCCTGCTACAACACTTTCAGGTATAACAATTAAGTATTGTTCAATGATAGCTCGAAGCGCTTTAATGTTCTTGATCCCAATTACATTAACACCCCAACTGCTCTCTTCCGTGATACAATATGTAGCCACAAACCTATGGTAAGAACCGAATAGTTTTGGAGCTGCTACGTGGAAGATATTCCATAAGGATGATGCATCCTTAGAGATTGGTGTTCCTGTGCATAAAATAGCACGGTCAATATACCTACTTAAGCGTGCAATATACTTATATGTTGAACTTTGTCTCCTAGTCATGTACTTATGGTATTCATCACATATAAGTACTTTAACCCAAGAACTCTTTTCATGTGGAGCCATTACATAGGTATTATAGTCTCGTACAAAGACAGCATTATTACATATGTAGACATGGAATCCGGGACGCTTTTCTGTCCTTGCTTGGTTCCATAATGTTCCTCTAGTATATGCATCTCCTGTAATATGTATAATACGTTCAGGCTCTGCTAGGCCCCAAGTAACAGGTTCTCTAAGCCAAGTAGCTAAAGCAGGTCCAGTACAAACAACAAGCACACGTATGCAATGAGGATTGCCCTCAAAAGAACGTTTAATACCTTCAATAATGGTACGAGACTTACCTGCTCCGGGAGGTGCTACTAATGTTGTCTTCTTTCTGGGAACTATCTTCTGAGCACTAGTTTCCTGATATGGAAATAGTGGTAGCTCATCCATTGTATTTATCACTTTTCCGTAAGTTGCATTTTATATGTGTAAGTCCAATATTGTCGTGAGTATGTGTCCCACCTTTAGATAAGGGCCTTATATGATCTAAGCTGGCATGGCCTGCTGCAACCCAACTTTCACATATATAACATATCCCCCGATGTGTTCTAAAGACTTCTACTAGGAGAATCCCTTCCTCGTAATGAATACCTAACTCTTTAGCACGATATTCCTGACGATAAGAGATTCTGCTAGTACGATCACGTTTACGGACTGCTTCTAGTGATCTATTAACCTTACAGCATTGGATACAATATCTGTTATATCCGTCCTTCTTACTTGTCGTACTTTTATAGTATTCAGTATACGGCTTTGAAATATTGCACCCAACACAGGTTTTCATACATTACTTTGATGGATCGTACGTCAAACCTATTTCTCGGCGTAACCACCAGATTGCCTTCTGGATATCTTCGTCAACACTTGATCCTTCTTTCTTTCCTGCACGTAACAAGTATATTAGGGCTGTCCCTCGACACAGGTTCTCACTTGCAAATGCGTAAACGATATCAGCTACTTCAAATGTACCATTTTTACCTGTTTCCATATTTTCAATATACACACCCTTATAATGGGCTGGGTTAATTGTCTCTACATGTTGTACAGCATCCTCAAAGATATCAAAATCTTTAAGCCTTATTTTTTTCGAACGTGCCATGATGTTATCCCACTGTTTTGCCTGATTTAGTGTATTTCATACCTGATGGAGCTGTTGTACCAAAGAGTATAAAATGTGCTCCGTGCCTTATAGCATCCATTGCGTGTCTTTGTGTTGGGCGGAAAAACCCCCATGCTTTCAACTTATCATCCGAACAAAACGACTTTCCCACATTAGCACCCTGTTTCACAAGGAATGGTGGATTTAATTGTAAGGCGATAATAGTCTCAATACAACCAATAATCCTAGATGTCAAGAGATCCGACCCAATGTGTTCATCACGTTTCCATTTGTACACACGATAATCTTCCGCTATGACGATGCCAGGATTAGTTTTTAAAAAAAGCTTACCTATCTGAGGTACTGCACTTTCAATTGCTTTAGTTTCAATCTGACCACATTCCATTAGTGACGTGCCTTGGAAATACGCCCATCCTGTAGTGTGGCCAGGATCAAAAGATAGGATGCTCATTTCAGAAATATCAACCGGGTTTAACTGCTTTACAACCCTTAGCTTCTCTACCATTGTAGGGAAGTTTTTGATATCATCGTGATAAGCATCCATATCCGTACTATACTACCCCCAACAAACTTATTCAGGAGCAGGAGCAGTTTCACCTTCACCTTCACCAACAGCTTCCTCAACTACCACGGCAGGAGCCTTAATACGAGGATCTTCTTTCGTCTTGGTTGCTGCGAATACGATTTGGAATGGGATCTTCTCAGCTTCACGACCAGCTTCAACCAGCATTGCGTTAACTGTTTTTACGATTTCCGAGCGCGTTGACTTTGGATCATTGTAATATGCATTACGAATGAAGTCTACACGACGTACGCCGTTCGGCAACAGAATACCTGGTTGACCCTTCGGTTTCGTAGGTGCTACTTCTGCTGTAATCTCCCCATCTACGGGTGCTGGTGCTGGTGCATTCTTCTTAGCCATTTTCTTTTGTTCCTTAAGTTGGTTTGTTCCAATCGCGCATTTTCATTCTTCTG